ATGGGTCGAATCCAGCAAGAGTCCGTCTGCGAACAGCAGATAGCTTACAGTCCCCTGCCTTCACAACAGAAATTTCACGAGTCTACTGCAAGATTTAAAGGTTTCTCCGGTCCAGTCGGGTCCGGAAAGAGTCAGGCCTTGTGTCACGAGGCCATTCGGCTGAGTTATCTCAATCCCGGTAGAACGGGACTGATCGGTGCGCCGACTTATCCCATGCTTCGCGATGCCACTCAAGCGGCGTTGCTGAATGCCCTGGAAGCGAATGATATACCGTTCGATTTCCATAAGTCGGAAAGTACGCTGACCATCAACGACTCAAACTCCAGGATCCTGTTGCGGTCCATGGAGGAGTACGACCGCCTCCGGGGTACAAACCTCGCGTGGTTCGGACTTGATGAGTTGACTTACACACATGAGGAAGCCTGGACCCGCTTGGAGGCCAGGCTTCGCGACCCCGAGGCCACACGCCTGTGTGGCTTCGCTGTTTGGACGCCCAAGGGTTTCGATTGGGTGTACCGGCGATTTATCGAAAATCCAACCAGTAACTACGAAGTGATTCTGGCGGCGCCGTTCGAGAACAGGTTTATCCTCGACATCGTGCCCGACTACTACGAACGTCTGCGGACCAGCTATGAGGAGGGTTTCTACATGCAGGAAGCGATGGGATCCTATGTGAATGCGCGGGCCGATCTGGTGTATCGCGCCTTTTCCCGCGACCTGAACGTCGCCGAAACCCAGGTCGATCCGCGTCTTCCCCTCCTGTGGTCGATGGACTTCAATGTCTCGCCCATGTGTTCGGTAGTCGCCCAACGCCGTGGCAACCAACTCTGGGTAATTGACGAATTCGTTGTCAACCAGGGAGCGACGGAGCAAGCGTGCCGCGAGTTCCTTGCCAGGTACGGCAATCACTTCGCCGGGGTCCAGGTCTATGGCGATGCGTCAGGCTACGCGCGGAAGACCACCGGCGTGCCCGATTACACGCTCGTGAAGGACATGATGGCGCGCACGTTGGCCAATCGCTTCTCGCTGAACGTCGGACGCCAGAATCCACTCGTCTCGGACCGCGTCCTGATGGTCAATTCGAAGCTGAAAACCGCGGCCGGCGCGTCGTCGCTCTTCGTTTCGTCCCGGTGCCGTGAAGTGATTCTCGATCTCGAACAGGTTTCCTATCGCGAGAATTCCGCAGAGATTGACAAAGATCGGGATAAACGCCGCACTCACTTATCGGACGCACTGGGTTACCTCGTTTGGGAACAATTCAGACATAGGGAGCAGATCGGCGAGCAGCGGCACCGGCTGTTTTGAGGAATTACATGCACAAACATTCAATTGAACGCGAGCACCCCAAGTATGCTGTCAATCGCCGGATATGGCAGCGCTATGCCGATCTCTACGCCGGCGGCGAAGAACTAAAGACGCGGGCTATGGATTATCTGGTCCGGCGGCACAATGAAGGCGCCGACATCTACGCCGAGCGCGTTCTCCGTCTGTTCTACGAGAATTACATCGGCTCGATTATTGACTGGTACGCTGCAACGCTGCTGCGCCGTGATCCCGTCATTCAGTTCGACGGCGACGACACACGGGGCAAACGGTTCTTCGATCTCTTCGTTCAGGATTGCGATCGCAAGGGTACCATGCTGTCGAATTTCTATCGCCAGCAGTTGACAGATTGCCTTGTGTACGGCAAGGCTTACGCCCTGGTCGATTTCCCCAAAATCGATGCCCGGACGATTACCCGCGCCGAGGAAGACGCGGCGGGCAAATCGCGGGCTTACTTATCCCGCTACCTGCCGGAGCAACTTACTAATTGGGGCAGAAATGCCCAAGGCGAGCTTGACTGGGTGGTCCTCAAGACTAACTCGGTTTATCAGCCCTCGTTGGATGATGATCCCGTGCATGAGACCCTCTGGGCTTATTACAACCGCGAGACCTTCGAGATCTATCGGCGCGAAGGCCCGGCAGGCTCCGACGCACCTGTTGAGCTCGTCGATTCCGGCCCGCACGCCCTGGCCATGCAGCGCCGCGTGCCGCTGTTCGAACTCAAAGTACCGGACGGCCTCTGGCTGATGAATAAGGCCGGCCTGTTGCAGTTGGAGCACTTGAATAAGTCAAATGCCCTTGCGTGGGCCATCACCATGGGCCTCTTCGCCATGCCGGTCATCTACTCCGACGCGGAACTCAAAGAGCCCGTTGGAGAGTCCTATTACCTCCAACTTCGCGAAAAAGACCGCTTCGGCTGGACCGAGCCGGAGGGCCGTGTGTTCAGCCTCGCTGCGGACAATCTGGAACGCCTGAAAGACGAAATCTATCGCGTCTGCTATCTCCTCTCACAGGCAACCAGGGGCGATGCCGGTGGATTTCCACAATCCGGGCTTAGCAAGCAAATGGATTTCAGCATCACCCAGGAGATCCTTGGCACCTACGGAGACACCGTCAAAAGCCTGCTGCGACAGGTGCTACAGGCGGTCGCGGTGGCGCGCAACGATGCTCTTACCGTCGACGTTTCCGGCTTGGACGAGTTCGACATCGGCGACTTCACCACCGAATTGGATAACGCCCGCGGCCTGCTGGCCCTGGGCGTCGAATCCAGGACGCTTAAGCAACAGATGTTCAGGAAGCTCGCATTCAAGTACCTCAGCGATTCACGTCAAGCAGTAAAAAACATCATCGCGGAAGAAATCGACGAGTTACTCGCCGATCAGCCGCAGGCCTAATAAATACCTTCATAACCAATTGAGGAGCTATGGAACAGTCGAAGGACGTCTTGGACGTCCAGTCAATCGTACAAAGCGCCGTGCAGGAGTACCTGCGCCAGGATACTGGCCGCAGGGAACCCGCATACAAGGCGGAATTGCAGGAAGAAAAAAAGCGCCGCGAGCATCTCGAACGGCGGGTGAATGAACTCGTGGAGGAGAACCGGCGCAGCCGGCAGATGGCCGAGGAGGCGGACCGTAGTTCCATTATTCGAACGGAACTCCAGAAGCTCGGAGTGTCGAAAGTGGACCTCGCGTATCGTGCCGTGCAGGGTGACATCTATCGTCACGAAGACGGCCGCCTCCTCGCCAGAACCAGCCAGGGCGACGCCCCGGCGGCGGATTTCCTCCGCCAGTTCGTGTCGGAAAACCCGGAATTCCTTCCCGCTCGAATCGCTGGCGGGAGCGGCGCCGCGAACGTACACCGTCCGCAACCGGTCGCCGCGGTCGATCTCGACAAGATCGGACCGGGTATGTCCAAGGAAGATCTGGAGCGGGCGCGGCAGGAGATTTTACGAGTTGCTACTCAGACGCTGAGGAGCGCGTGAAAGTGCGGGAATTCACTTTCCCGCTTAGTTTGAATTAAAAAAAGGAGAAAAATGTCGGCAATTACGTCAGCAAATGTAGCAAACGCGATTGTGAAATTGGTAGCCGCCGATGCGCTACCGGCCCTGGTCGGGAACCTCGTCATGGGTAACTTGGTCAATCGCGATTATGAACCCACTCTGGCCCAGGCGGGGGATACGGTCAACGTTCCGATCCCTCCGACGCTGGTCGCCAACAACATCGCTGAAGGTGGAACGGTCCAGACACAGAACCCGAACCTGGGCAACGCGCAGATCGTTCTGAATACTCACTGCGAAGCGACTTTCCAGATTCCGGACGTCACCAAGGTCCTCGCGGTTCCGGACCTGTTGCAAGTCTATATGCGCCCGGCCGTGATCGCGCTGGCCGAAAGAATCGAATCCGACCTTCTCGGCCTGTACGCAGGTTTCACCGCGAACGCGCCGGTCGGCACCGCGGGCACTCCGATCACGGAAGCGATCGTCGACTCCGCCGAGACGGCTCTGTTCAGTTCCAAGGTTCCGCCTCGTGAACCCAAGTATCTGATCGCTGACGCCAATACTTATTCGGCGCTTCGCCAGATTCCCCGGTTCAGCGAGTTCGAAAAGTCCGGTGACGCCGGCCTTCGGACACTGGTCGACGGAACCATCGGCAAGATCAAAGACTTCTACGTCTTCCGCTCGCAGTTCGTCGCGAAGACTGGAAGTTCCCCGATGGCAACTCACAATTTGGCCTTCGCCAAGGACGCAATCGGATTAGTCGTCCGCCGGTTGCCGCAGCCACTGCCCGGGACCGGCGCCATTGCGGAATACGCGGAACTCGGCAACTTCGGCATGCGCGTCACCATGAGCTATCAGCCAAACACTCTGGCCCAGCAGTTCACCGTCGACGTCCTGTACGGAACCGGAATTCTGCGAAATAACTTCGGCGTGCAGGTGACCTGCTAACACCGCCGTTCCCCAACAATCTGTCGCTGAGGGTGGGCGTGTCCCACCCCGGCGCCAAACAACAAGGAGACATCATGGACTTACAAGTTTATTACCAAAAACTACGCCAAACCGAGAATCTGTTGTCCTCCGAACAGACTTATATCGTCAGTCTCGCAACCGCGGACGGAGGAAAGGCGGGCGTAATCACCCAAACCCCAACTCTAATTGCGGCGCGCATGATCGTCGAAGGAAGTGCCAGAACGGCGGATCCCGAGGAGATCGCGCAGTTCGAGAAGGCCCAGCTCGAGGCTCGCCAGCGGGCCGAGCAACTCGCCGAGGCTTCTAAACTGCGCGTCGTCCTGCAAGCTGCCGCGCCTCCTCCGCCGCAGGCCGCTCCGTTGCAGCCCGCTCTGCCGGCGCCGGAGAAAGAAGAGAAATAGAGGCTCTCCATGGCGATGTTGTTGGATGGTCCACCCTCGACGATCGAAGATCTGAATGCCCGTGATTTCGATGTGTTGAATATCGCCGCGGCGGAAGGCGTTGATCTTTCCGTGAAACTTACGCTCGCCGCGGCGGACATGAAAGTGGCGATCGCGAACATCTTGCGGGCTGCGCTGCCGTCCTACGCGGAAGTCCAGAGCTCGTTTCCAGCCGCCAAAAATGTTGCCGCAACTCCGAACCTCAGGTTGTGGCATACCTTCATGACTCTACGGATGTTCTACCAGGACCTTTATTACAGCCGGTTGAATGACCGCTACCAGGCCAGGATGAAACTCTATCGAGATGAAGAGTCGCGTGCGCTGGACGATCTACGCACTGGCGGATTCGGTATTGTCTTCGATCCCATACCGCAGGCCTTGCCGCCGGGAACCGTTGTTGTCGCATCCTCCGACGCGGGGGGGACGATGTATCTGGCCGTGAGTTATGTGAACTCCCGCATGGAAGAGGGGTTGGCAAGTGAACCCATCGAGATCGACACGCAGAATGACACCGCGGTTGACGTCAACTTGACAGCTCTTTCCGACAACGGCATCGGGTGGAATCTCTATGCAGGTACCGATCCCACATCGCTTACGCTTCAAAACACAACACCTCTTGATCCGCTGGCTGCTGTGAGCCTGGCGCCGGGCCGGATTATTCCCGGAGCGAAACCCGGATGCGGGCAAACAGGCAATTTCCTGTATCCGGTGCCCAGGAGGATTCTACGCGGATGAGTAACGTCGATATCTGCAACGCGTTGGTTTCAGCCGCAATTGATCTCCTGGGCGGTTCGTCCGGAATTAACAGCCGGTTACGCGGCGGAATTGCGCCGGTCGGTTCACTTCTTAGGTTCAGCGGTCCCATCGACGTTTATGAAAAGGCCGCGAGCGTCAGGTATCCAGTCGTGAACGTCTATTGTGAGCGTTTGCGAAATACCCAGCTTGAAAAATATCTCAGTCTCTCCGGCGAAGCTACACTCGTTGTCGAGATCAAGGTTTCCGGGACTAACTCCGACCAGCTTGAGACAACCCTCAACTCCTACGTGGAAGCAACTTGCCAGTCCCTTCAAACCGCCCGGGGAACCTGGACAAGCGCGGGAACCTATTCGGGCAACTACGACGTCAAGTTCCAACCCTTGCGCACCGGCGGCAAGCAGTTTGTCAAGTCGGCGAGGATCGAATTCGACATTCATGTAAGTCAATAGAAAAGGAGAAGAATGTCATACGTACTTTCCAACGCGAATCGCTGGTACTGCGCGATCGAATCAAGTTACGGTAAGGTGCCGTCCATTACCGCCGACAACCGCATACCTGCGTTGAAGATGTCGGCCCGCCAACAGTTTGAAAAATCGGTGCGCCGCGACAAGACTGGCGGCCGAACCTACGCGGGCACTCCACCCGGTGGCCGTCGACATACCGATTTCTCTCTTGCCACTTATCTCACCAGCTGGTCCAATCGCCAAGCCCTTCCGGCTCACGGTCCGTTGTTTTACGCCGCCATGGGCGCGACGCCGATGATCGCGGCCGGAACCGCAGTGGCTTCCAACAGCGGCACCCACCTTTCTTACTCGGCCCCGCACGGCCTGGTTCCGAATCAGGCCGTCAGCGCCGGCAATGAAATCCGCTTCGTCAGCAGCATCATCGATGCGACCAATATTACGCTAAGCGCGCCTTTCTCAACCACGCTGGCTGCAGGCTCAACTACGAATCCCACCGTGACCTTTCTGTTGGAAGATGAACTCCCAAGCTGCAGCATCTTCGACTATTGGACGCCATCTACAGCGCTTCAGCGAATCATTTCGGGAGCCGGTGTTAACGAATTCTCGCTTGCCATCAACGGTGACTTCCAGGAATTTCAATTTGCCGGCGTGGCGCAGGACATTTTGGACAGCGCCAGCTTTGCCAGCGGAATGGGCCAGCTCCAGACATTCCCAGGAGAGCCCGCGCTCACCGATTACCAGCCGTCCATCGTGCCGGGCGCTCTTGGTCAGATCTGGATGGGCGTTGAGCCAAACCAGTTCTATACAGTAACCGGCGGACAGCTTCGCCTGAATAACGATCTCGAAGTTCGGGCCAACGAGTTTGGCAGTTCGGTGCCGCAGTCCCTCGCGCCCGGTATCCGGCATGTCACTTTCGACTTTTCATTGTTCGAACAGGATGACCAGGCGACCCTGGAGCTTTATCAGGCTGCGCGTCAACAGTCAACCATCCCGGTCATGCTCCAACTCGGACAGTCGGCCGGACAACTTTTCGGCGCCTATCTGCCGGCGGTCATGCCGCAAATCCCGGAGCTCGAAGATTCGCACAGGCTCGTGCAGTGGAAAGTGAGCGGCTCCCGCGCGCAAGGCCTCGGCAACGACGAGTTAGTGGTCGCGTTCGCATGATCTACCAAAGTACATTCGTCGCACCGTCTGGCATTGTCCCAGGCGTCTCGTTCACGATTCGCCGCGTCTCGGTTGTCCGGCGTCTGGCGTTGCTTCGCGAAATCCGTGAATTATGCGCGCGTCTGGACTTCTATCGGGCGGGTGAGGGTCTCGAGGATAAGCTCGACGCCAGCATCGCCTCCAGTGAGATTGAGGCACTCTACGTCCGGTGGGGCATAACTAGAATTGACGGGCTCACGATTGACGGCCTCGAAGTCACGCCAGACTTTTTTGTCGATTGCGGCCCCGAGGATCTCGTGCGGGAAGCCGCCTCGCTGGTTCGCGCCCAGTTGGGTCTCACGGAACAAGAAAGAAAAAACTGATCGCCGCATTCCATTTTCATCTTTCCGACCAGGCCGGATGGAACTGCGGCGAATGTAGGTCTGCAGGCCTGGAAACCAAGCGAAAGTGCGGCTGGATGGCGTCCCCACAGCAGGGAGATGTTCCGGTCTGGATTCGCAACGGCGTTTTCTCGCTAACTTGTCCTAAGTCCTACATAACTGCCGAAAGCAGTGTCCTGGTAGAGACATTTTGGGCCTGGAAGCGCTTTGGGGGCATTCCGTACGACATGTTGGAAGCCAGAGAATTGGAGGCACTCTGCCTCCTTGAGGCAGAACTGAAAAAGGAGCAGTATGAGCAGCAGCAAAGACATCGCACAATGGCTGAGAGAACTCGCAACATCCGACCGTTCGGCCAATGATCCCTGGACGATTAGCAGACGATATTCCACGTCCAGTGAGTTATCGCACGGGCTGAGCGCCGATCTCGGGCAGTCCTTCTCAGGGATCGGCGCGGAGATTCAGAACCAGGAGCAGAGCATTCGTGCCAATACGCAAGGTAACGAATCGAGTAACGGTGGGTCTGCTGGTTCCTCGGGCAGTTCCGGATTCCTGCACGTGCTAGGTGACATTTTCCCGTTGTTCGGCGGGATCGCCGGCTTGTTCGGCGGCGGAGGATCGGAACCGCAGGCCGCCCTGACTCCTTACATCGTTCCGCCGTCCATCGCATTCTCGGGCGCGTTGCCAGAGAGCGGGAACAGCGCGTCAAGCCTGTCGTACGGACAATACGGGGTACCTCGGGATCAGGTGTTGTCGATCGCCGATAACGCGTTCGAACCCGCTACCGCCTCAGGCGCAGCTCCCGCCGTCCCCGCTGTGGCCCCGCAACTTGCCTCTTTCTCGCGAGCCGGCGGAACCGCCGCTAATGCATTCTCATCCTCATCCTCCAACTCGCAACAGCAGATCGTCGTACAGGTTCAGGCGATGGATAGCCAGTCCTTTCTGGACCGCAGTCACGACATCGCGCAAGCCGTTCGCCAGGCAATGCTGAACTCACATCCTGTCAACGACGTGATCATGGACCTCTGATATGGTGAACTTTCCCTTACTCAACAGCGGTTCCGCGGCCCAGTATCCATTCCGCCGCTCGATCAAACGAAACGTCACGAGGATCTCTTTTGTCGACGGGACTGAGCAACGATGCGCAACGAGCCGTGAACTGCACGAATGGACGCTGCCGCTCGCCTTACTTCAGGAGCAGGAATTGAACAACTTGCTGGCCTTCTTTGAACAACAGGAAGGCGATGCTGGAACTTATTCTTTCACAGATCCGGTGACCGGAATCCAATACCCCAACTGCAGCTTCGCGATCAGCGATGTCGACCTCACTGTCAGCGCGCCCGGACAGGCATCTACTCTCTTGATTATCCGGGAGAATCCCGCCTGAATATGCTGACATTTCCGCAACTCTCGACTTCGGCTTCCGTTCAATACCCGATCGCGAAGCGCGTATCGCGCCGGGCTGTGCAATCGGTCATGGAAGATGGTACTGCGATCAGCCTCGCCGACGCCTCCGCATCCTATGAGCGATGGAAACTCACGTTTCGCGAGTTGAGCGATCAGGAAGCGTCATCAGTATCAAGTTTCTTCAGTACGGCCAGCGGATGCCTCATGCCATTCCTATTCCTCGATCCGACGACCAACCTATTGTCATGGTCGTCGGACCTGACCCAATCTGCCTGGCAGCAGGGCAGCCTCGCAGTCGAGAGCACGTTCAGCGATCCGCTAGGTGGGAAATCCGCTTTCCGAATCACCAATACGGCAGGCAACGCGGTTTCAATCGCACAATCGACGCAAATCGCCGGTTCGCTACAAACGTGCCTCAGCGTTTACCTGCGCGCGGATACGCCGGTCAATGTGACGATGTTCCGCTCTGCTGGAGCGGCGTCATGCTCGAAACTGATTCCTGTAACACCGCAATGGGCTCGTTATTCGTTGAGTAATACTTTCCCAGCAGTGACCGATGTGTCGACTTATTCACTATCTATTCCGTCCCTCGGCTCCGTTAATATGTTCGGACCCCAGGTCGATGGGCAACTGATCCCTGCTGTATATATCCCAACCACTTCCGGGTGCGGAATCCATGTCAATGCGCGTTTCGATATGGACGAGTTGACAATCACCGCGACCGGACCAAACCGCAACGCCTGTGACATCTACATTCGTACCAATGGAGCGTAACTTTTGACCCCCTTCGCACTCAAAGAAAACACCGTTCTCGATACGCCGCTATTCGTCTTTGACTGCACCTTTGGGGACGGAACTGTCTATCACTGGTGCACTCACCATGTGACGGTTGAAGGCGCGGAATATTCCGCCCGGATCATGAAGACCAATGTCTTCGAGATGCAGTCGTCATCGGATGGAGGAATTGACACGATCCCGAAGATCACCTTTGAGCTAGCCAATGCCGACGGCCTGATGTCGGAGATCCAGCGGACAGCCGGCTTTAAGGGCGCGGCGCTGACGGTGAAGTTCGTCTTCTTTGATCTGAAGGACAGCCTTGCCACCAGCGACGTTCTCCCTGTCTTTCAGGGCTTGCTCGACATGCCGGAGTCGATTACGGAGAATGCCTTTCGGGTTTCGGCAATCAACCGCCTCGCGCTGCAGCGAATCGCGCTTCCGCCCGTCAGCATACAGAAACGCTGTCCGTGGTCCTTTCCGGCCACTCTCGCGCAGCGGCAGGAAGCAGTCGATGGTGGAACAAAGGGGGTGTGGTCCCAGTTCTATAAGTGCGGTTATTCTGCAGGTGCAATTGGCGGAGTGGGGAACCTGAATAGCGGCGCCGCATTCACGTCGTGTGATTATAGTCGCATCCAGTGCGAACAAAGGGGGATGTTCTCGGTTGATTCACAAAACCGCGCCACCGCGCGGTTTGGCGGTATCGAATATGTACCCTCGGTGATCTCTGTCCGCGCGGCCGGCGAAAAAGGGACGCAACTCTCTCCACTGCAGGATAACGAAGCGCGCTACAACGACTACGTCCCGCTGGTATACGGAACGGGATGGTACATGCCGGACGTTGTCTTCGCCCGCAATGACGGCAACCTGACGCACATGGAAGTGTTGCTCGGAATGGGGCCGATGACGTCGGTTACGACCGTTCTGGTGAACGATATCGAGATACCAGTCGGCATCGCCGGGAAGAACATGACCGGCACCGGTTGGTATAACGTCGTCAGCTATGGGACGCGCAACGGCGTATTCAATCGCGACTTTGCCGATTCCACCGGCAGTCCGTTGGGCGATCCGTATGGCAGCATGGCATACCTTTCCGTCGTCGTGCCCAATGGCATCAGCGACGGCCGAACGATGCCGCAGATTCAAGTACTTGTCAATGGACTGCAGATTGAGACTTTCTCTACCAGCGGAGTCTCGAATGGTTTTCGGTTCAACAACAATCCCGTTTGGGTAATACTGGACATTCTCCGGCGATGCGGATGGAACCTCACCGAAATCGACATGGCCAGTTTTGCGAGCTCGGCTGCTTACTGCGATCAACCCATCCAGATCACCGACCTGAATGGCAATACGATTTCGACACCGCGCTATCAATGCAACCTGATCCTCCAGAATCGCCGAAGCGCGGGAGATGTCATCCGTGGGATCAGGGTCGCCTCATGCCTCTATCTGACTTACTCATCCGCCGGCTTGTTGCAAATGAATGTCGAAAACACTCTCGCGCTACAGCAGCCTCAGCAGGCTCCGAGTAGCAACGCGACCGCACAACTCAACGGCGGTTGGCCGGTCTATGAGTTCGGCGACGGCTTGAACGGGACTACCGGAATTGCACGAAAGGCTGACCAATCATCTTCCCTTCGCGTCTTTTCCCGCACCTCGGCCGATACGCCGAACCGCTTCACGCTGGAGTTTCAAGATGCGTTCAATTCTTACCAGCAGGACAGCGTCACGCTGGTCGATCCCGATGATGTGGCGAAGTGTGGTTTCGAGGTCAGCGCTACCCCGAATGCGCTGGGACTGCCGAATTACGACCAAGCGACTCGCATTGTTGCTTTGTGCCTGAAGAAGTCGATCGAAGGTAACCTTTATATCGAATTCGAAACCAGCGTCCGGGCACTTGGGATTAAGCCGGGCGACATCATCGCTGTCACGTATGCGCGAGAAGGAATGCAACGGACTCCGTTTCGCGTGGTGAAGGTGGTTCCCGGGCAGAATTACCGAGCCGCCTTGATTCGCGCGCAACTTCATGACGATGGCTGGTACACGGATACAACAAATTTGGCTGTGCCTGGCGCAACAGCCCAGTCGTCTTACCGCGTCGGCGTCCCGCGCCCGATCCTTGGGACCACCCCTGATGCTTCCGGCACGCTGGAATTTGGGATTTCGGAATCTTCGGCCCAGGCCCAGGATGGAACGATGGCGTTGCTGGCGACGATCGCGGGTTCGGTGCCGCCGGGGCTACCAGTGGGCGCGCCGAACCCTCCGGTTCTAAGCCTGTCTCCGACAATTGCCGCCACCGGGGGAACTCTCGGCGCCAACACGGCTTTCTACTACGCAGTGACCGGCGTGGACGCGTCCAACGTTGAGAGCGCCTGTTCTTTCACGGTCCTTGCAGTTACCAGCGCCGGAACCGCAACTTACTCAGTGACTCTGAATAACATGAGTCTTCCGCCTTCCGCTACCGGCTTCAATGTATATCGCGGTACGTCTCCGATGGCCATGTCACGGATCTATACGGCCTCCACTCGCGCGGGGTCATTCACGGATACCGGCTATGCCAACACGGCACAAGTGCCACCAGATCCCAACTTCGATCATGCGAACTTCTACTGGCGTCTGGAAGCGGCTCCAGAAGCCGCGGCAACAATCTTTTCGCATAGCAGCATCGGTAACTTGTCCGCGCAAATGCAGGCGAATCAATATGCCGGTATGACCGTCCGGATCATTTCCGGCATGGGCGCCGGACAGGAACGGATCGTCAGTAGTAACTCGTCTACCACTCTGGCTATCTCCCCACTATGGATGATTGCGCCCGATGCGTCGAGTTCCTATGTGATCTCGCAGACGGCGTATCAACTTGGCGCGTCCGGTTCGTCCTCGCAGGTGCAGTTCGAGATTCCCAATCTGGCCGGCAGGGTAGTGCAGATCTGTGGACGTTCCGCGAACGCCTGCAACGTGGAGAGTCCCTATGAACTGGCCACGGTAACCAGATGGACGATTGGAGGCGCCGGAAGCGGTGCATTGGATTCGGCCGTGCCGCCCGCTCCAAACTTCAACCTCGCCGTGTTGCCGGAACTCGGCGGCTTGCAACTCTCCGGCGTCAGTTTTACCGACGCGGAGAATACGCGCACAATCTCTCTCGGCACGCTTACACTTTACAGCTACAACGAAGGTTCCACAGTTGCGCTTCCAGTCCTCAGCAACGCGATCGGCGTAACCGATACGACCGTCGCAATTACTACGTCCACGCCGTTCTCGTTCCCAGCGTACCTGGCGTTGGGTACTGAGATTGTTCGATTGACGGGCAAGACGGCGGACGGTTCGCAGTACACCGTCGATCGCGCGCTGCATGCCACAACGGCGGTCGCGCACACCGCTCAATCCGCCGCGCTGATGCTGAAGCCGATCATCAGCACCGTACCGTTCGCCGAGGATTTCTTCTCCAACTACGCCAACGCCAACTGGAGTCAATCGATCACCATCGCGAATGCCCGGATCTGCAGCGCCGAGTTCTATGTCACAAACTCTCGAGGTAACAGCCCCGTGGCGAGCCAATCCTACACATCGCTGACCGGCGGAGGCCTTCGAACGCTCACCGGAGGGCAGATAATGCTCCAGATTCCAGGGACTGTGGCAATTCAGAATAGCGCGGTGCCCCCGCTCGATCCTGGTGCGACTTATGCCGTGAATAACATCTACGCCTACGTTGGGACGGCGCCGACGGCCTCAACCGCGATCGGATTGACCGTCACGATGCAAGGACAGCCGTACTGTACGTTATCCATACCGGCGGGATCCACTCAATCGGCTCTCCTCGACGGCTCGACGCTTGCACCGCTTCAGGCCGGGCAGCAGATTGGATTGAATGTCACCTCGGTCGGAGATACTACTCCCGGCAGCGATCTGACGGTTGTGATTCGGGTTTGAGACCATGAGCGAAACTCTAACCAAGCTTCGTCCCGATCGGGATCTGCAATGCTATTTTCAGATGCCGTCAGCAGTTGCGGCACTTAGCCAGACCAGCCCAACGGGATTCACGGTGTCCGGTTGCTGGCGCCAGCAGTTTGATTGGGCCGTGCTGGAATGGAATCGCGACAATGTATTCGAGCACCCTCAGTTGCGAAACCTGCCGGATGGCGACCTGAGCGGGATTGTCCTGACCTATGAGGAGCAGCGCACCAACTGTATCCCCACCGACTCCGCACTCTACCCAACCGTCGACTGGCCCTACTTACGAATCTGGGCCGACCCCGGCACTGGTGAGCAAGTGTATTATGTGCCGCTTTCATCGTACGCGACACCCGTGGGGAACGCCACACAAGCGGCTTCGGCCGTATTTACCCTCACCGGGGCAGTAACGGCGGGAGATATGCTCCAGCTGGCATGGGATACCGAACACTACTATTACATCCTTGCCGCGGGAGACACACTCGAAACCGCCGCTAATAATCTGGCGTACGCTATCACGTGTAGCTCGCCTACTGTGTCCGCCACCGTAAACGGGGCGGCCATCACGCTGACTGTTCGGGCAACGGCTCCGTTGTACAGCGGCTCGAATGGCAACCGGTTGGGCGCTTATGGGACGATATCCGGACCAGGATTGACCGAGAGCTGGTCACCAGCCGCGCAACAATTTAGCGGCGGCGGAGCTTCGCCTTCCATCTGGAACTTCACTATCAAGTTTTCCAGTTTGACCGACAGGAACAATATTCCGGTTCCTGTGGCAGCGATGCAGAACGTTCGCAAACTGCGATGGACTTATGCGGCCGACTTACAATCCAGCGCTTACCAACGCTCGGAGTTCTCAGTTGTGGTCAACAATTGGACAGTGTCTGGAACGGGACTCACTTACTCGGTTTCGGGTCCGGGATCCAAAAGGATCGAAAATGATGCGGCAAGCTGGACATCCTCCGGAACTTGGGTAAACTCGCCCGGAAACTTTTCCGGTGGCTCCATCAGCTATAACATCCAGCCGTCGCCCGCAACGAATCCCACTTACACGTGTCAGTTCAGCGCCGAAAGAGCCTTCGAAGTATCTATTGGAACCAGGATGGCTGCGAATTGCGGCGCGATCAGCGTCTCGATCGATGGACTGGTAGTACTGGCTAAAAACCTGTATTTAGGCGCCGAAGACGTACTCGTGAGATTGTCCGCCGGCACGATCCAGGCGGGATCTCACACGTTCACGATTCAGAATACGGGCGCGAGCGGCAGCTATCTATACTTCGATTTCCTGGAACTGGTAGTCAGGAGCCAGCAACTTCCGAGCTTCCCGACGACCGCGAATTACACGCTTGCAACGGACTGGGATACCGAACATTCCATGGCGCTGGCTCCCGAAAGGACGGCGTGGCTGATCAACAAACTGGGATTCACCGGCCGTGCGAATCACTACGCCGGCGCGCTATGGTTTTACGAACTGGTTCGCGCCGGCCAAGTCTACGCGAGCGCCACCGTTCAGTTCAACGGCCACGCCGACCCAAATAGCATCACCACGATCTCAATCGGTCTGGTGGGCTCGACGAACGGGACGGTGCCCATTCAGCACGTACACCTGTACGGGGACACGATCAACACGATTGCGAAATCATTCGAACTGAGGTTGAACAGCGGCTATACGTCCGTGTGTGCAAAGGCCAACGGCTCCACGCTAACGATTCAATCGCGGATGATGGGCAGCGACGGCAATAATGTGACGATCGGAGCTTCTACGGCGTCCACGACCATGACCGTGACCGCTAGTTCTCCGCAATTGACGGGCGGGTATGACGGCGCGACGGGCGGGGTCAGCGATGCGAACGGCAACCAGGGATGGCGGACGGATCTCACGGCTAGCCCCAAGTTAAACCGGGCCTGCCGCGATTGGTCGAAGAGCTTCTTCGCCGCATTGAAAGGCTACGGGATTCAGGCTACTTCGGCGCTGAGCATGGAGTTGCAGCACGGGGACCCCTCCACGGCGGCGGGCATTGGCCAGCGCTATCCGAGTGGAAATCCCGTGGTCGTCAACACGCCCGCGCTGCAGACCAATTTCTCACCCACGAGCTTGAACTTCTGGCAGCAGGCGTATGCGGACATGGCGCAAATCATGGTGGGCGCGGGACAGACGCCTTATCTGCAGTTCGGCGAAGTGCAGTGGTGGTACTTTGCCGATGACCGGTCGGGATTGCCCTTCTACGACAGCTACACCCAATCGCAGTTCACCGCGAAATATGGGCGGACCATGGCAGTCATCACCACCAACACGGTCGACCCTTCAAGTTATCCGGATGAAACGGCGTTCCTGCCCACGCTAATCGGATCGTTCACCGCCGCGATTATGCAGTTCGTCCGGCAAGCCCAACCCTCGGCGCGATTCGAAGTCCTGTATCCGCCTGATACCAATAATTACGCCTTTACCAAGATTGTGAACCTGCCGGCCAATTATTGGACCCCGGCCGTACTTGACTGCCTGAAGACTGAAAACTTCACCTTTACCGGCGACCGTGATCTGGTGAGCGCAGGCGGGTCAATCCGGCTGCCTGCGCAACTTGGATTTCCGCCATCCAAAGCCAGTCATCTGGTTGGGATCTTCACGCCTTCCACTCCGTGGCAGAAGGAAGCGCACTTGGCGGCTGACGCAGGGGATGAGTCCGTTGTGCTCTTCGCCCTCGATCAGTATTGCCTGATCGGATACAGCGGGCCAGTCCCGGCTCGGAGCCCCCGGAGTTTCATGATTCCCTGA